TCTCTGCATATGTTGATGATAAGAGAACTGAGATCTTTTTGTCAGCCGAGCAGGCAGAACGAGAGATCAAAAAAATTATTGATCTTAAAGAAAAATCAAAGCCAGCGACAGTTGAAAGTCTCACTTTAACAGGAAAAGATGGCTTGATTGTCGAGCATGATGATGGATCTGTGACAAATATGACTTTTGAGGACACAAAAATGGCTCTTGAAATACATAAGAGGCTAAATAATACGAACAAAGAAAAGTTTGAAAAAACATTTGCATCTTCAAATGAGAAGGCACAACAAATGATTCAATACTTTCAAGAAAGGCTTAAGAGGGATCTCGTATGAATACGGTAAACATTGTTGACGCGATTTCAAATAAACAATACACGGCTGCCGAAGAGGGACTTGCCCAACTGCTTAGAGACAAGTTGCAGTCTGCCGTTATTGAAAGAAAAGATGTCGTTGCCAAAAACCTTGCAAAAAATATTGATGAAGAAAAAAATGACTACGAAGAATTTTTTGAAAAGGCAATGAAAAAGTTTGGCATCTCTTCACCAGCCGATCTTAAGTCCGAAGAGGACAAGAAAAAGTTTTTCAACTATGTTGACAAAAACTACAAAGCCGAGAAGGAAACCGACTGATGCTTCTTATCACTGAAGTAAATGACAATATTAATCTTGTCACTGAAGAAGTGAATGGTGAAAAGCAATATCACATTGATGGTATCTTCATGCAAGCAGAGCAAAAGAACCGCAATGGTCGTGTGTATCCGCAGAAAACTTTGATGAATGAAGTTCGGCGATACAATAATGAATATGTTAAAACAAATCGTGCGATGGGCGAACTCGGTCACCCCGATGGTCCCCAACTAAATCTCGAAAGAGTTTCGCACCTGATTAAAGAACTTCGTGTTGATGGGAACGATATTTACGGAAAGGCAAAAATCCTTGATACTCCCTATGGTAAAATTGTAAAAGATCTTATCAAAGAGGGTGTCAAAATTGGTGTCTCTTCCCGTGGTATGGGTTCTTTGAAACAAGTTAATGGTGTCAACGAAGTGCAAGAAGATTTCTCACTTTCAGCCGTTGATATTGTCGCTGATCCATCTGCACCGGACGCATATGTTCAAGGTATTATGGAAGGCAAAGAGTGGGTGTGGGAAAACGGTATTCTCACCGCTCGACGTATTGAATCTCACAAAAAGCATATCGAACGTGCTTCGAGATCACAACTTGAGGAAGCGAAATTGTATGCGTTCGCAGATTTCCTCTCAAATCTAAGCAAAGATACATAAAGGGAGATAGGAGTCAAATATGAGTCTCAAAAACGCTTTGGAAACTGCGAAGGAAATTCTCGCTCAATCAGTCGCTTCAATCGATGAAACTTACGTCGAGGCAGAGGCTATGAAAAAGAAAAACGGTAAAGGAGATGATACCTCCGCAGATGGCGTTTCGTCAACGTCTGCTGACGGTGTTACCCCCGAAACTATCAAACCAACTGGCAAGGAAGCACCAACTCCTGCCATGAAACCATCTGATGCATCAGCCGAAGTGGTTGATGATGCAGGCAAACTTGATCTTAAGAAACCCGAAGAGGAAGAGTATAGTATGCCTGATGAGGAGATGCCATCCGAAGAGGGTTCTATGATGATGATGCCCGATGAAGAGATGGGTGCAGAGGAAGACATGCACGGTGATGAAGAAGAGGAAGATGATTTTGGTGCTAAGAAAACCAAAAAAATGACTCCTATGGCTGAACAACTTGGCAATCTTTTCACTGGTGAAGAACTTTCTGAAGAGTTTAAAGAAAAGGCTGGTGTTGTTTTTGAAGCAGCCGTCAACATGAGAGTTGATGCCGTTAGAGAAGAACTTCATTCAGAATTTGAAGCCCAACTCGATGAGGAAAAAGAAGCACTTGCATCCAAACTGGACGAGTACCTCACCTATGTCGTAGAGGAGTGGAGAAAAGAAAACGAAGTCGCCATTGACTCCGGCATTCGTTCAGACATCTCCGAATCCTTTATGATTGGTCTTAAGAACCTCTTTGAAACTCATTACGTCGCAATGCCCGATGAGAAGTATGATCTTGTCGAGGGGCTGAACGATAAGGTCGATGACCTTGAATCTAAACTTAACGAATCCATCGAAAAGAATATTGAACTTTCGAAAGGACTTGTCAAGGCACAGTGTGAAGCACTTTATGAAACTGCCTCACGCGACTTGGCTGATTCCGACGAAGAAAAATTCCGTTCGATGGTAGAAAATCTTGATTTTACCAACGTGGAAGATTTCCAAGAGAAACTTTCCACGCTTAAAGAAAACTTCTTCAATGAAGAAGATTCAGTGAAAACCCCTCTCGTTGAGGAGTTCGCCACTAATGAAGAAGATGCTGTGAGAGAATCAGTTGATCTTTCCCCCACAATGTCTGCATACACTAACATGCTTTCGAGAATCAATTCGAAGGCAGTCCAAAACCGTGTTTCCTAAAACACAAAAAGGAGAATAACCCAAATGGACAACGTACTTGTTGAAAACCTCAAGGAGAAGTGGGAACCCGTCCTCAACTGTGAAGGAATGGAACCCATTAAGGATAACTATCGTAGAAATGTGACTGCGATTCTCCTTGAAAACCAAGAGAAAGCCTTGAAAGAAGAAACCAGTGTTGCCCCGGTCCCCGGTGCTAACGGTTTCATCAACACCAACGGTGCATTCAACACTGTTGCTGGCTTTGACCCCGTTCTGATCTCACTCGTCCGACGAGCCATGCCTAACATGATCGCATACGACATCTGTGGTGTCCAGCCTATGTCTGGTCCCACTGGTTTGATCTTTGCGATGAAGGCTAACTTTGTTGGTGCTGGTGGTAGAGAAGGTGAAGCACTCTTTGACGAGTCGCCAACTGACTTCTCGAACTCCGCTCCCGGTACGACCGCTTCTAGAGGCTTCCCCGCCTTTGGTGGCACTGGTGACCCTCTGGGTACTCGTACCGCTGGTGGTACTGGTGGTGCTGCTAACACCCCCGGTGGTGCTGATGCGATTCCTGTCGCTGCTGGTGCGGCTACCGCTTCGCTTGAGACTTCTACTTTCGCAGAGATGTCATTCACCATCGACCGTACGTCCGTCGTTGCTAAGACCCGTGCATTGAAGGCTGAATACACCTCTGAACTCGCCCAAGACCTTAAGGCTATCCACGGTCTTGATGCGGAAGTCGAACTCGCTAACATTCTCTCGGCTGAAATCCTCGCTGAAATCAACCGTGAAGTTGTGAGAACGATTTATAACAACGCTAAACTCGGCGCACAACAAGCCGACCTTTTCTATAAGAGCAACCACGGTCTTTCCGGTGCTGCTCTCGCTACCGACTTCGGTGGTATCTACGACCTTGAGCAAGACTCTGATGGTCGTTGGTCCGCTGAGAAGTTCCGTGGTCTGATGTTCCAAATGGAACGTGAAGCCAACGTGATTGCTAAAGAAACTCGTCGTGGTAAGGGCAACTTTGTTCTCTGCACCTCTGACGTTGCTTCGGCACTCGCCATGTCCGGCTTCTTGAACCTGACCCCGACCCCTGACATTAACCTTTCGGTTGATGACACTGGCAACACCTTTGCTGGTACTCTCAATGGTCGTATGAAGGTTTACATTGACCCATACTCCGTGTCCGGTGCTGACTATGCCCTCGTCGGTTATAGAGGCTCTAGCCCCTACGACGCAGGTATGTTCTACTGCCCATACGTTCCGTTGCAAATGGTTCGTGCAGTCAACGAAACCAACTTCCAACCGAAGATTGGCTTCAAGACCCGATACGGTCTGGTGAACAACCCGTTCGTGTCTGGTGGTGGAACTGACCGTTCAGATCCTCATGCTGCCGCTGCTAATAGAAGCAACCAGTATTACAGAATCTTCCGTATTCTGAACCTGCACGGTAACAACGCCTAATCTTAGGTGACAATTAAATACTTCGGATGAGGGGGCGAAAGCCCCCTTATCTTTTTGTACCTAAATAAAGTATGGCAGGAAAAACCACACAAGAATCTATCTTTAATAATGGCAATCAGTTGCCGGGATACACACAGGGATTTCAAAATTCTAATCCCACCAGTCCCGTTAGTAATCAGCCAACAACCACAAACTATCTTTATCAAACTTTTTATAGATTTTCAATAAAGAGATTGCCACGAATCAATTATTTTGCACAAAAGGTGACTTTGCCTGAGTTTGCTTCTGTGGGAGCGATTCAACAGCCAACTAGATTTTCAGCCGTGAATCATCCTAGCACAAAAGTATCATTCGCAAACTTAAATCTTGAATTTATTATTGATGAAAAACTTGAAAACTGGAGAGAACTCTACAACTGGATGAGAACCATTTACTTGGTTAATAGTTATGATGACTTTGAAGATAAAGATACCACTCACTTTACCGAGGGTAGTCTTCATATTTTGAATAGTGCCATGGTTCCGACACAAGAAATTAGATTTCATAATCTTTTGCCTGTTTCCCTTTCTGGAATTGAGTTTGACTCCACAGACCCAGATTTAGCACCAAGAACAGCCACGGCTACCTTTGCATTTGATTTCTACGAATTTGTCTGATTTCCTCTTGACACGCCTTTGGGTAACTCTATAATCCGAGTGTCAACGAGAAAAGGGATTAAAGATTCTTATGGAACTTAGTGAACTTAGAAAACATGTAGAACAAGACTCGCGTATTGATGATACTGAACTCGATACCGAGTCTTTGAGATTGCCAGCACTTCACAGCAAGTATCTTAATTTTTATCATGATGCGAAGTTGAGGCTAGAAAAAGCAACAAATGAATACAATCGCCTATACCGCTTGAAGTGGGAATATTACAGTGGGAAAATGGACGAACAGACATTGCGTGAGCGTGGATGGGAGCCTTTTGATCATAAGATTCTTCGTAATGATATTGGGATTTATCTCAATGGTGATGAGGATCTGTGTAAAAGAAAAGAAGTGATTGTTTATATCAAGTCAATCGTGGATTATCTTGAAGAGGTTGTCAAAGAAGTCTCCTTCCGACATATGAAGATCAAAGCGGCTATTGACTGGAGGAAGTTCTTAGGCGGTGCATAAATATAATGTATGCCCGATTTTACTATTGAGGACTTGGATTCTTCTCAAATCCGTGTTCGTTGTGAAAAGCACTTAGCAAAAGAACTCTCAGATCACTTTACTTTCAAAGTGCCGGGAAGAGAATTCATGCCT